ATGCCATTTCCATCAGGAGAACAGCGCTAACTTCACCCGCATTGTCGAGATGTTATCAACTTTGCGTAGCTCATGTGCCGGGACAGACCCGGCCTTCCTTGGGAGAGATTATGCTCACGAAGAGCAGGAACCTTACGGTCCCCCCCCCTCCCAGGGGAGTGACGATGATGACGAACCTGAGCCTGTGGGCCCTCCCGATGGACGGAGGTCCCAAATCGAGGCGTACTTGTACGGCCTCAAACAGGCTGCGCGTGTGGAGAGTGTCTGGGAACATATCTATAACCTCTATGAGATGATCTGGTCACCACTGACTAGTGATGATAGAGGCCTCTGGGCGTATCTGGCCATGAATGACCAGTTAGAGTCTTATTTGAAATACAAGACTGCCCTTAATCTTTCCCAGACGTGGAGACAGGAGGAACTTCCCGAGGAGCCCGCTTTCCTAGCGGACATCCCGTCCTGTTATCGACCACCTAAGTACGGACTGTCCTGGTCTACCTCCGATCAATGGAGGAGTTTAAACCGGGGCCGCGAGGCCTCGACTCGTTACCAGGAACTGGCCTATGCCCTCTATCAAGGCAAGGCCGGAGCTCTACCCATGAGGGATGAGCTCGTCGACTCAAAAGTCGACAGCGTCGTAAGAAAGTTGACGACGCCTGTTCGTACACCGACCCAGATGGTTATGGGCCGGAAGGTTGGCCTTCGGCAGATGAGAGCCGAGGTCACGAGGACTGTCAGGGAGGTCTACGGACCCCCCCGGGAAGAAGAGAGAGAGACGCCAGGAGCGATGAGGTTGGCCAGTGTCAAGTCGGCCTTTCAAAGCTCCCGGGGTGAAGGTGGGGCACATCAGTTCGTGTGCCAGGATGCTGCTTGGGACATGGCCCTTGGTTTCCCCCAATTGGTGGGTTTCACGCGCGGATGCGATCCGCGCCCCATCTATGGGACGTCCGCTGAGGACTGGATCGAGACTGTTGAGGTCTCTCGCCGGTCCTCGTGGAACGAGACCATGGCCTGTTATCCCGTCGGGCTCGTGGAACCCTTCAAGGTCCGCGTAATCACCCGCGGTGCAGCACACCACTACCACCTTTCCCGTCGTTGGCAAAAGTCTCTCTGGAGGCCATTGGCTGAACATCCAACGTTTCAGCTTGTGGGGCGTTCCATGTCACATAAGATCATGGATGACATGGTAACGAAGGCAGGCACCGACCAAAGGGTCTGGATGTCTGGGGATTACCAGGCGGCAACGGACAACTTCGATCCGGAGTTATCCAATCACTGTCTGGCTGAAGTCTGTCGTAGTCTGGGTGTACCCTACGAGGATCAACGAATCCTCCGGGAGTCCCTGACCGGACATGAGTTCTACGATCCGGATACCAAGGAGCACCTCGGGCGTCAGGCCCGGGGTCAGCTCATGGGTTCACCGGTATCCTTCCCCATTCTCTGCCTCCTCAATGCCGCTCTTACCCGACTCGCATTTGAAGTCGCGGGTCGTGAGCGGGCCCCACTCCGTGATCAGGCCATCCTGATCAACGGTGATGACCTCCTCTGTCGTGTTTATCCGCGAGAGTACAAAGCCTGGAAGATCGTAACCCAGGCCGGTGGCCTCACCCCCTCTCTTGGGAAGTGTTTTAGGCACCGACATATCGCCACAATCAATTCTGAGATGTGGCGTGTCTCTCGCCGATCGGAGATCCTTCCTGACATTACGGAGGACTCCGAGGCTCCCACTGCTCGCTTTAATTACTATCATTGCGAGCGGGCCCGCCTTCCCCTTGAGGGTCTGGCATATGGGTCCATTAAGGGTGCCTCTGGCACGACAGACAAAGCGCGCCGGATTGAGGGGCTTTCGATCTTTAGCCCCCAGAACGTCCGGGCCCTTTCCTCCATGGGCAAGTGCTGGGAAGAGTACCTCAATACCCTGCCGTCCTTCGTGGACCAGGGCTCTCCCCTCCGTCGACGGACGGCGGTGAGGCGGTACCGTAGGGTGGCCTATGACCACCTTTGGAAGGTCAATTACGATCGTTTGACCTTGGATCTTCCCAATATTGCCTGGTGTCTCCCCTTGAGGTACGGTGGCGTTGGTCTGCCCCTACCTCCAAGAGACTCTCCTATGTATCACAGACGTCTCGCCCGTCCCCAACAACTGGGGATGGCTCATTTGCTGGCAGCCCTACCAAACGAGAGGGCTCGTCTCCACTCAGTTCTTAGGGAGACGCGACCGACCTACTCCGAGAGGATGACAACCTCCGGACGGCGGTACGTGAAAGTTCCCGGTCTCGATGACCAGGAAGCCAGCATTGAGGCCCAGAGTAGAACACTGGGCATTAACCTCACGTATGACCTCCGAAGAGGGGTCCGAGAGGTTAGGGCGAGATCAGCCTTCTGGGCACTTACGGGATCGGAACCGATCCCTGGCGCCGACGGGGATTCCTTCAAGAAAGAGTGGAATCGTATATACCGCCGAGCCGGTACCTTTAGGGCTGGGGTCCCCCGATGGGAACCCATCCGTGATATCGCGCGACTCGCCAGACTGGAACACCGCGACTACCTCGAGGTGGCGTATGATCTTCCCACTCCTGTATCAGGAGCCCCTTCGGGGGACACCGGAAACGGTCATGAGGAGGATCTCGCCCTTGAGGGAGTCTGGTGGTCCGGCTGGTGAGTGTTCGTCAGCTAAGCGCCCCATATGATATGGTTTGGGGCTGCCCAACCGGGC